ATTTGAAAAATTCAATGATGTTTTATCTAAAACTGGAGGAGGAAGAGTTAAAGTTACAAGAGTAGAGTGTTGGGAGAATGATAATAATAGCTCAGTTTACTTAGAAGTATAATGAAAAGAATAGAAGATTATAATAAAGTATTACCAATTGTAGAGCTTTATACAGCAGTACAATCAGAAGGAAGTAGAGCAGGTTATCCAACAGTGGTAATCAGAACAACAGGCTGTACTCACAGATGTTGGTTTGGTGATGGTGGATGGTGCGATTCTTGGTACACTAGTATACATCCTGAGAAAGGACATATCAGTTTTCAAGATATTATAAACATGTATGATGCAAATCCTCACATCACAGAAATGATGTTAACAGGAGGATCACCTACAATGCATCCGGCATTAGTAAATGAATTAACACATTTTGCACATGAAAGAAATATTTTCATTACGATTGAAACCGAAGGAAGTCATTTTCTTGAAACAGATTACCCAATTAATCTACTATCAATCTCCCCTAAGTTCTCTAATTCTATTCCTAAAGTTGGTATTCTCACACCTCAAGGAGATGTGGTTGACGAAAGAATGATCAAGCAGCATAACAAGTTAAGATTAAATTATGATGCAATATCTAAATCAATTCGATACCATTCTGATTATCATTTGAAGCCAGTATGGGATGGAGAGGATCAACAAGCTCTAAAAGAGATAATGGGATTAATAAAAATATTAGATATTCCTCAGGACAAAGTATGGTTCATGCCAGCTGGAGATTCAAGAGAAGCTTTATTCAAATCATATCCAAAAATGTTTGATTGGGTTAGAGATAATGGATATAGATTGACTTGGAGGCCTCACATCATTGCATTCGAGAGTGAAAGATGTGTGTGATAACGTTTAAAGATTAAAAATAGGTATAGTTTTTTGGGGGTTGTTAATATTTATATTAAACATAAAGTATGAAACAACTCCCATATAAACACACCTGCCAAAAGTGTAATACTGAGTTTAGATCTAAAGGCCCTAATAACAAATATTGTTCTAAAGAATGTAAACATCAAGTATATTTTGAAAATTCTAAATTATATGATTGTAAAGTCTGTAATAAAAAATTTCAAGGTTCTACAAACAATCAAAATATCTTCTGTTCTAAAGAATGTTATGGGTCTAGAATGAGTACCCACCCTCAAGAATTCAATATGGCTCAACGAGCTGAAAAAATGAGAGAAGGTTGGGATGAAAGTTCTTGGAAAAAGTCAATTCAAACACGAAAAGATAATGGTAATATTATTGATTGGAATGTAGCTGAATGGAAACAATATTGGCGTAGATGTAACGATTTAACACGTAAAATTCGCGCTGAAATGTTAGAATCATGGGATGGTATTGATTACATAGACGGTGAAGATATACGCGCTAATCTTGCATTACCTTATTCTCATGGTGATTATCCAACATTAGATCATCTTATACCACGAAGTGAAGGATTTAAAAAAGGATTAACACCTTATGAAATTACCACCTCAAAAAATTTGAAATGGACTAAAAGAAGAAACAATAGTAAAAAATACAATAAAAGAGAAGTATAATATGAGATCAGCAACTACCGTAGAGATGCTCTACACACTTCATACCCTATGGAAAGAGGGTCAATTAGAAACCGCAAAAGTAAGACACATACTCCTTACTAGCTGCTTCCTTTACCTAACAAGCATAACAAATGGGGGTATTACAGCACAATCAGTAGACGGAAAACAAAAATATTCAATTAAATAAATTTGGATATTAGAATAGAATTTATTACATTTACCTATTAAAAAAATTATAAATGGCAGAAAATAGAAAAAAAATCCACAACGATTTAGAAGTGGTACAAGTAGGATTTGCTAATGGTGTTGCACCTGGATTCCCATTAAGTGATCTTGAAAAAGAAGGAATGATTATTAATGCTGCTAAAGCCTATGGTGAATTCTTAGATGCTTTAGGATGCGATTGGAGAAATGATCCTAATAGTGATAACACTCCAATGAGAGTAGCTAAAGCTTATGTTAATGACTTATGGAAAGGTAGATATACAGCAATGTCTGAAATTACTTCATTCCCTTCTGATGGTTACGATGGTATTGTAATCGAAAGAAATATTCCATTAACTTCAATGTGTTCACATCACCATCAAACAATTGGAGGAGTAGTTCATATTGGCTATGTAGTAGGTGAAAATGGTAGAGTAATTGGTTTATCTAAATTAAATAGAATAGTTGAACTATTTGGTAGAAGAGGAGCAATACAAGAACAATTAACTTCTGCTATTCATAATGCAGTAGACAAAATTTGTGAAAACAATAGAGGTGTAATTATAACAGTAGTAGGTACTCACAACTGTGTTTCATGTAGGGGAGTTAGACATCAAGGTGCTTCTATGATTACAACTAAAGCAAATGGTGTATTTATGGAAAATGGAAATTTAGCTCGAGAAGAATTTTTTGATTCTATTAAAATTAATAACGGTAATCACCCAGTATAATGTTAAAAATAAATAATAAGATTTATCTAAGTTGGGACGACGTAAATAATTTAGTTGATAAGTTATGTGAAAAAATCATTACAGAACAACCCAATATAGACTCAGTATTTGGACTAAAACGCGGCGGACTTATACCTGCTGTAATGGTGTCACACAAATTAGGTTTACCGTGGTCTGACGTGATGTATCCTAATACTTTAGTAATAGATGATATTTGTGATAGTGGAATAACATTAAGAGATACAGTTGGATGTAATACAGCAGTATTGCATTATAAACCCCATACTTCATGTTTTAGACCTAATGTTTTCGCTGAACTTCATAATGGAGATGAATGGATTATCTACCCTTGGGAGAAAAAAGATTCAGAACATATGCAAGACTATTTAAGAAAATGATAGAAGATTTTGACTCAAATGCTCCTTCAAGAGGTTTAGGAGACACAATTGCTAAATTTACTAAGGCTACAGGTATAGCTAAAGTTGTAGAAGTTGTAACTGAAACTCTAGGTATAGAGGATTGTGGTTGTGGGGAAAGACAAGAATGGGCTAATAATTTAGTTCCCTATAATCAACCCAATCATAATGTCCATTATGATCCCAATAATACTACAGAAGTAGAAGACGGAATATATGAAGTGATATATGAAATTCATGCTACTAAAGAAGATATTAAATTTGATTACAAAGTAGGTGAAAAAGTTTTGATAAATGAAAATCATTTATTATATTCAGACTGGCAGTTTTATTTATTAATAGGGGCCGTTAAAAAAACAATTTAAAAACAAGTTATGGAAAATGGGAAATCTACTCTAGAGAGAGTACAACAATTAAAATCAAAATTAATTAAAGAACAACAGTATGAAAATGCTGCTTTATTAAGAGATATTGAAAAACATCTTATATATTCAGTACCTTTCGTAGATGAGGTAGAAGAATTTAATGCCGTAATGGGTAAACCAAATAACTATGAACCAACCATCCCCGAAAGAAAAGAATGGGAATTTGTATACAATTTCATCCTTGAGGAATTGGAAGAATATAGAGAAGCTTGCGAAGCAGGAAACATCATTGAGGTTCTGGATGCTTTGTGTGATATTACTTATGTTTCCCTTGGGAACGGTGCTATGTTACATGGCCTTAAGGATAAGATATGGCCGGCATATCAAGAAGTACAAGCTTCAAATATGTCAAAAGCTTGCCAAACTGAAGAAGACGCAAAAACAACTGTCATTCAAAGATCGAGTGAGCAAGGTGAGGAGTGTCATTACGAAAAAGTTGGAGACTATTTTATCGTATACAGATCAAGAGACAGAAAAGTAATGAAGAATATAAAATACTTCCGTCCAAACTTAAAACAATTCTTTACAGATAAAGAAATTCAGAAATCATATTTAAAACAAATAACAGGAAATTAATTTAAAATTAAAAAACATGACAACATTACAAATTATAGGATTAATAGCATTTATTGTAGTATTATCGGGTGTATTAGGATACCTATTTCAAAATAAAAAAGATGAAGAAGAAGTTACATTCACTCCTCCTGAATACACCAAAGAAGAATTAGAAAACATCAAACTAGCAGAGGAATTATACAACAAAGACCTAAGACCTATAATAGACAAGAAAGCTAAACCAAAGGTAGCCAAAGAAATTGAAGTAGTAGAACCAGAGTTTATAGCCAAAGTAGTACAGACTTCAAAAGTGCTCCCACCACAGGCAACTATTGATGCAGACGTATTAAAAGAGGTAAAGCAAAGCAAACCAGAGTTTCCAATTGATAAGCCAAAGAAAAAAAGAAAATACTATCCTAAAAAACCAAAAACTAGTATTTAATAAATAAAAAAAGGTTATAATGAGTTATAAAAACATAGTCACTACATCTTTAGGTAAAAACCGCCATAATATTACTTTATGGACAGATGATGGAGTAGAACAGTATGAATTTCAGAATTACGCCTATGAAAAATGCTATGAAAAAGACTCAACTCATGTTAGTTTAAAAGGTGATCCTTTAAAAAAAGTTACATATTGGGAACGTGATAATCCTTTTATCTATTACCATGATATGCCTATTCATCAAAAATTCTTAATTGATAAATATGGTATTAATGATGAACCTTCAACTACACATAAAGAAATATTTTTCGATATTGAGATCGAGATGGGAGGTGCTCTTACACCTGATTATATCAAAAGAGCACCTAAACCTGTCACTTCAATTGCTTGGTGGTACAAACAAGAAGATAAATGGTATATTTTAATTTTAGATAAAGAAAATAAAATTGAATCCACAATTATAGGTAATAAACAAATTATCTCTGTTCCTAATGAAAGAGAATTATTAACTAAATGGTTAAATTATTTAAATAAAGTACAACCTGATATTTTAATAGGATATAATAGTGATTATTTTGATATACCTTATCTATACTGGAGAATATATCACCAATTAGGTGAACGTAAAGCAAATTCATTCTCTCCAATAGGTTCTGTTAAGGAACCTTCATTTCAAGGTACAGATGGTAATACAATTTATAACCCTGATCAGCCAATTAGGATTGAAGGTTTATACTCTTTGGATTATATTCGTTTACATAAAAAATATTCAATGTCTGATGAACCTTCTTATAAATTAGATGCGTTAGGTGAAAAATATTGTAAATTAGGTAAAATTGAATATGAAGGTAGTTTAGATAGGTTATTTGCAACTGATAAAGAAAAATTTATTGAGTATAACTTTCGAGATGTTGAAATCTTAAAAGCGTTAGACGCTAAATTTAATTATATTGGTTTAACTAAGAACTTAGCACATAAAGGTAAAATTCATTATGATGATGTTTACCAATCATCTAAAATCCATGATGGTGCTATTTCAGCTTACCTTTTATCTGAAGGTATAGTTCCACCATCTAGAGATAGAAATCTTGTAAGTAAAAAAAATTATGCTGGTGGTTATTTATTTTGCCCTAAAGCAGGTTTATACCGCTATATGTTTGATGAAGATTTAACTTCATTATACCCTTCAATTATTATGTCTTTAAACATTGGTAAGGAAACATTAGTAGGTAGAATATTAGACTTTAATGATAGAAATAATAGATTAGGTTTAAATGATTTACAAGCAGACACAGAAGATCAACATAGAAATATGGAATGGTTTACTAACCAAAACAAATTCAATAAAATTGATTGGACAAGCTCAAAATTAGTTAAACTTCTCTTACAATATAATTTGGCTATATCAGCAAATGGTGTTATATTTCGAACTGATAGCCCATCTGTATTATCTACTATATTAGCAAAATGGTTTGATGAAAGAGTTTTATATAAAAACTTAATGAAAAAAGCTTATAAAGCTGGTGATACTGTAGGTGGTGAAAAATATCATTTAATGCAATACACTATGAAGATTTTATTAAATAGTTTATATGGTGCAACTGCTTTACCTAAATTTAGATATGGTAATGTAATTTTATCAGAAGCTATTACATTAAGTGGTCAACGTATTATCCAAGAATCAGCATTATGTGCTAATCGTCACATGAATAAAATTTTAAAAAATGATAAATTTAAAGAAGAATTTATAAAGTCTTTAACATAATAAATTAGGTTTATTAAAATGAAATTCGTATATTTAAGTATAAATTTAAAATAAAAAATGTTATGGCACTAAAAGGACAATCAATTAGAAACGGGGTTAGTATCACTCTAAATGGGGAGAAAGTTGAAAAAGCTGAGGTTATTACTTTATCTCAAGACTGGAATGAATCCCAAGAAAAATTCTTTAAAAAGATGTTACAACAAGGGGGTAAATGTAAAGTTAATGGAAATTCTTTTGAAATAATACTCAAAGAAAGAACAGATATAGACTCAAGAGGGAATAAACCAGTTAATTTACCACCAGTACCAGGAGAAAGAACATTTTAATATGAAGCATTTAGAAGATACTCCATGGTGGATTTGTGATGAAGATGATTTTAACTTCTGTGCTTATGTAGATACTGACTCTAATTATTTTAATGCTGAACCTTTATTAAAACATCTATATCCTGATTTTGAAACTAAAACAGATCAAGAAAAAGATGATATATTAGAGAAAGTAGCTCTCAAATATCAAGATATTATAACTGAGTATTATGACATTTTAGCTAAAGAAGCATTTAATGTTTCTACTCATAGATTAGAAATGAAAACTGAAGCTGTTATTCGTTCTGCTTACTTTAGAGCAACTCGAAGATATGCTCAATGGATTACTAAGAAAGAAGGTAGAGCTGTAGAGGAACTCGATATAAAAGGATTAGAATTTAAAAAAGCTAATTTCCCTAAATATTTTGGAGTATTTTACCAAAATCTATTAGAGTTAATTATCAAAGGTACACCTCAATCAATTATTGATAAACAAATATCCGATTTTAGAGCAGAAGCAACTTCACCTAATGTAGATTTTTGCTTAATTGGTAATCCAACATCAGTTAAAGTATTAAACGATTATGTTGAATCAATTCCTAAACCTGGTAAAATACTATCTATCCTTAAAAAAGGAGCAGGTGCTAATATTAAAGCAGCTACTTGTTATAATGACTTGTTAAGGTTTTGGAGTTTAGATAAAGATTATAGTCAAATAGTACAAGGTGATAAAATAAAATGGGTATATTTGAAAGATAACCCATATAAAATGGAAGCAATTGCTTTTATGGAATTTGATATGCCTGATAAAATTAAAGACTTTATTAATGAGTATATTGATAGAGATAAGAGTTTTCAAACAATATTACAAAATAAATTACAAGGATTTTATACAGATCTGGAATGGATACTTCCACCAAGTAATCCTAATATTTTTAAATTTTTCACATTCTCATAAACATGGACAAAAAATTATTTGTACAAACAATAGATAGTTTCTATCTAAACGGATTAACATCACAAGTAAAACTTAAAGTACAAAATAATAAAGTACATATCAAATTTTCCACTGATAATAAAGACTGTATTGGTGAGATAACGGCTCCGATTGAATTAGAAGATTGTGAGATTGGTATTTACAATACTGGACAGTTACTTAAATTACTTGGTATTACTAATGAACATATAGAACTTAATCTTGCTAAACAAAATGGTCATTTCTTAAGACTAAATATTAGTGACAATCAGTTTGATTTAGTCTATAACTTAAGTGATTTAGGACTAATTCAAGATCCTAGTATTATATCAAACTTACCACCTCATGATTTAGAATTTAGTATTAATTTTGATTTATGTCAAAAGCTTATTAAAGCTCATAATGCTCTTGATAAGCCCCCAAGATTAGAAATTGGTATTACTAAAGATTTTCAAGACCAAGATGTTATTAATTTTATTATAGGAGAAAAATCCTCTTATTCTAATAAAGTGAACTTTTCTGAACCTGGTATCATAACCCACCCAATTAAATCTATCCCCTTTAGTGCTATTAACTTTAGAGAGATACTATCAGTTAATAAAAATGCTAAAGGTAAAGCCTATATTTACAAAGATGGTTTAATGAAGATCCAACTAGAAGAAGACGGTATCAAATCAGAATATTATCTTGTTGCTTTCTCTGAATAAAAATTTGGATATCTAAATTTTATTTCATATATTAATACAAATATAAAAAACATATGGCAAATCCACAATTTAAAGGTCGTCAAAAAGGCTCAATTAAAAAAATCTCAACAATTATAGACCCAGCTTTAGGGGATTATAAAATAATTATTAATGAGGAAACCTATAATTTAATTTTTATAGATCCTATAACTCAAAAAGAAAAAATAGTAGGTTATTTTACTACTTTAAACAATGCGTTAAAAAAAGTAGTTAAAAGTCAAACTATAGAAAAAAAACCTGTATATACTATTAAAGAGTATATTGTGGAATTAGAAACAACTTTAATCAATCTAAAAAATTTAATTACTTATGAGTAAATTAAACCCCCGAATGGGCCAAATTATCCTAAAACCTCTAGAAGAATCAGAAATGATGGTAGGAAATATTATTATTCCTGATGTAGGTAATGAAAAAACACTTACCGCTACTATTATAGCAGTATCTGATGTTTACAATTACCATAGAGGAGAATTCATTCCTACAGATTTAAAAGCAGGCATGAAAGTTGTATTACCACCAATGGGGGTACAAAAACATAAACTAGACAATGAAGATTACTTTATTACTTCACAAGAAAACATTTTATCAATTATTGAAGATTAATCATGACAGAAACATCATTCGGAACCGAATTAAAAACTAAATTACTATCAGGAGTAAAAAAACTTAATGATAGTGTATCTTCTACACTAGGACCAGCAGGTAGAACGGTATTAATTAAAGGAGAGTATGGTCAACTAACAGTAACCAAAGATGGAGTATCTGTAGCTAAAGCTTTTAGAGAACTAGAAGATCCAATTGAATCCACAGGAGCTGAACTAGTACAAAAAGTATCAGTTAAATCAGCTAATGAAGTTGGAGATGGTACTACAACTGGAACTTTATTAGCATATGCTATCTTAGAAGAAGGTCTTAAACATGTTAACGCAGGACAAAATGCAGTTGAAATTAAAAAAGGTATTGACGCTGCAGTTAATGAATTAAAAATAGCTCTAAACAACCTAACAGAAGACATTTCAGACAACCAACAAATCAAAGAAGTTGCTACTATCTCAGGTAATAATGATGAAGAAATTGGTAATTTAATTGCTACGGCTTTAGAAAAAGTAGGTAGAGATGGAGTTGTAGCTATCGAAGAATCTAAATCAGGTGAAACATCTTTAGAGATTGTTGAAGGTATGCAATTTGATAGAGGTTATAAATCACCTTATTTCGTTACAGATAACAATACAATGACTGCTACACTAGATAATCCTTATATTTTAATTTATAATGGTAGAATTGGTAGTGTGAATGAATTAGTAAATGCTTTAACAATAGCTAATTCAGAAACTAAATCATTATTAATTGTTGCTGAAGACATTGATGGAGAAGCATTAGCAGTAACAATTGTTAATAAAATGAGAGGTGTTGTAAATGTAGTTGCAGTCAAAGCACCAGATTTTGGAGATCGTAGAACAATGGCTTTAGAAGATTTAGCTATTATTACAGGTGGTCAAGTTCTTTCTAAAGACAAAGGTCATAAATTAGATAAAATTGATATTGCTACTTTAAAACAATGTATGGGTACTGCCCGTACTGCTACAATTGGTAAAGATAAAACCACTATTGTAGATGGTAAAGGTGAAGAAGCAATTATTACAGCTAGAGCAGCAGAAATTAAAACTCAAATTGATAATGCGGGTTCACCATTTGAAAAAGAAAAATTACAAGAACGTTTAGGTAAACTAATCGGAGGAGTAGCTATTATTAATGTAGGTGGTAACAGTGAATTAGAAATTAGAGAGAAAAAAGATAGAGTAGAAGATGCTTTATTTGCTACAAAAGCAGCTTTAGAAGAAGGTATTGTAGTAGGTGGTGGAACAGCTTTATTATATGCTAGAAAATCAATTACATTTGAAGGTTCAAATGATTTTATCTTAGGTAAGAAAATTGTTTATAGAGCAGTAGCTGCTCCATTCCAAAAAATTCTAACCAATGCCGGTCATGATATTGTAGAAGTGCAGTATTTAGGTTCTAAATTAACTGACTCAGAAGAAGGAAATAATTGGGCAGGTCTTAATTATAAAGATTTATCAACTATTGACTTTAAAAAAGCTGGTATTATTGATCCTAAAAAAGTAACTCGTATTGCTTTAGAAAACGCAGCGTCAGTTGCAGGTACTATTTTAACAACAGAATCTGTAATTTACGAACGTAAAGAAGATAAAGAAGAACAAAATTCTCAACAAGGAATGATGTAATAAATTAGGAGCCCTGAAAAGGGCTCCATATATTTAACCTATGTTCAATAAAAAACACACCTTATTTACCGAAAAATATAGACCTGATACTCTAGAAGGATACATTGGTAATGATGATTTTAAATCATCTTTACAACAATGGATTGACTCTAATGATATACCTCACCTACTACTTTGTGGTGGTGCAGGAACAGGTAAAACAACAGCAGCTAAATTAATAGTGAATAACATTACTTGTGACTCATTATACATCAACTGCTCAGACGAAAATGGTATTGATACTATTAGAGATAAGGTAAAATCCTTTGCTTCCGCTGCTAGTTTCAAACCACAAAAAGTAGTTGTAATGGATGAAGCTGATTTCTTAACTATCAACGCTCAAGCTGCTCTTCGTAATGTAATTGAAACATTTAGTTTAAATACACGTTTTATTTTTACTTGTAATTACATTGAACGTATAATTGACCCTATCCAGTCTAGAACTGTGATATTTGAATTAACTCCGCCTTCAATGCAAGACGTAGCACATAAATGTGTTGAAATTTTAGATTTAGAAAATATTACTTATACTAAAAAAGATATAGTAAGGATTGTCAAACAAACTTATCCTGATATTAGAAAAAGTTTAAATTTACTACAATCTTCAATTAAAGATGGAGAGTTAATAGAGAGTAGAGTTGTTACTAATCTTAATCAAACATCTGATAAAATTATAGAATTACTTTCACTTCATAAAATTGGAGATTTTAATACTATAAGACAGATAGTTGCTGATTCAAATATTAGAGATTACAATGAACTCTATAGAGTACTATTTGAAAGATCAGATGAATATAATAACTCAGCAGTGGCTACACTTATAATAGCAGATTATCAATACAAATCCTTAATGGCGCCAGATAAAGAAATAACTTTTATGGCCGCAATATCAAAATTATTAACAACCAAATAAATAAAAATGGCAGATCAACCACAATTAAGCTTAGATTTAAGCAAAACAACTCCAATTCTAACAGCAGCTGGAGGTAAAGTTTGGCACCAAGGGTACTTACTAAGAAAAGTATCTAAATTCGTAACAGGTACAGCTGACGATAATGTTTTACCAATCCAAGTATTCTACGACCCAGAAACAGGAGATATCTTAAAAGAAGGATTACCTGAAGAATTGAAATTCATGATTGAGGATGACCAAGATTAAAAGTATTTTTGATTGGGTGAAACAAATGCAATATGATAAAGAATCATGGTCCTCATTTTCAAATGAGGAGCATGATATTTTCAGTAACTTTATGGTTAATAAGATTATATCAATGAATCCTAACCATATTGAAATAGTTGCTGAAATACAAGAATTCCCTATACCAAAGGAAAAGTTATATCAATTTTATTGTCAAGTTTTACCCAAACAAAAATTGTTTTCAAAATACATTAGACCTACTAAAGCTATTTATAATAATGAAGTATTAGATTTATTAGCTTCTTATTTTAAAATTAGTACTAGAGAGATTATAGATTATTGTAGTATTATTACTAAACAAGATGTTATAGAGATATTATTACAAATAGGAACTCCTGACAAGGATATTAAAAGATTATTAAAATGAGCGATACAATCACCAAATTTGAAGACATGACAAGAAATAGTGATACACATTTTGTAACTATAGATGATGAGGAAGATATTAAAACTGAATCTGTAAATCATCCTAAACATTATGGTGGTGAAAGTAATCCCTATGAAGCTATTAAAGTTATTGAAGCATGGGATTTAGGATTTAATTTAGGTAACACGTTAAAATATATATCTAGAGCTGGTAAAAAAGATGCTCTTATTCAGGAATTAGAAAAAGCCTTATGGTATTTAAATCGTGAGATATATAATTTGAAAAACAAATAATGAAAAAGAAAGTAATTCCTACAGTATTAAAAGAACTTAAATCGGTTATAGTTCCTGAGGTTCAATATGAAACTCAAAAATCTGTATCTTACTCACAACTTAGTATATTCTCTAATTGCCCTCATCAGTGGGGTTTAAGATATAGAGACGGTCATAAAGTATATACACCTAGTATACATGCAGTATTTGGTACGGCCTTACATACAACTATTCAGCATTATCTAACGTTATTTTACGATGAAAGTGTAGCCGCGGCTGATAGATTAGATTTAAGTTCTCTACTTAAAACTTCATTAAAAACTGAATATTTAGCTTCTAAAGAGAAGAATAATAATATAGATTTTAGTAACCCTGCAGAATTAAATGAGTTTTATAATGATGGAGTTAATATCATCAAATATATTAAGACTAAAAAAGCTAAATATTTTTCTAAACGAGGATGGTATTTAGTTGGAGTAGAATTACCATTAAGTCTTCAACCTAATAAATCTTTAAATAATATTATGTTTATTGGGTTTTTAGATTTAGTTTTATATCATGAAGATACAAACACTATTAAGATTGTAGATATTAAAACCTCTACAAGAGGTTGGGGTGATAAAGAAAAAAAAGATGAGGTAAAACAAACTCAATTAATTCTATATAAAAAACTATTTGCTGAACAGTATAACTTCCCTGTTGATAATATTGAAATTGAATTCTTTATTACACGTAGAAAAGTATTTGAAGAAGGTGACTATCCTCAAAAACGTATTCAAGAATTTACACCGGCATCAGGTAAAGTTAAATTAAACAAAGCTGGGCAGTTATTAGATGGATTTTTAAATGAAGTATTTAATACTGATGGTACTAATAAACAAGTTGATTTAGAAAAACGTCCTAGTAAGCATAATTGTAGGTTTTGCCCTTATAAAGATAATTCTGATTTATGTGATCAAAATGAGAAACCTGTAAAAACAATTTCATTTTTTCAATAGTTTAATATATTTATATATAATAATATAAATTAATAAAACAAATTATGTCAACAAATCAACAATTAACAAGTGTAAAAGTAGATAAAGATATCTTCGAAGCATTTAAAATTCAAACAATTAAAACAAAGTTCTCATTACAAAAATTAGCAGATAGATGCATGCATTTATACTTAACAGATCCTGAATTCCAAAAATTAGTTCATAATCATATGAATTTAGAATTAGAAAAATAAAATTAAAAATAGTTTATGAAAGAAGGTTACATACCAAAAGAACAAAGAAAGAAAATATTATTCATCTGTGATGATATTAGAATGCATTCAGGAGTAGCTACAATGGCTCGAGAAATAGTTTTAGGAACATCCCATCATTATAATTGGGCAGTTATAGGAGCAGCAATTAATCATCCTGAAGCCGGTCAAAGATTAGATCTATCTGAAGCTACTAATAAAGAAATTGATAATACTGATTCATCAATTATATTATATCCTAATAATGGGTATGGTAATGCAGACTTAATTAGAGCATTAATAAAAACAGAAAAACCTGATGGTTTAATGTTTTTTACAGATCCTAGATATTATGATTGGTTATTTGCTATTGAAAACGAAATTAGGAAACAAATCCCAATGATTTATCTTAATATATGGGATGATTTACCAGCTCCACTTTATAATAGAGCCTTTTATGAATCATGTGATACATTATTAGCTATATCTAAACAAACCAAGAATATTAATGAAATGGTTTTAGGTAAAAAAGCTAAAGATAAAATTATCACTTATGTACCTCATGGTATTAATGAAAAACAATTCTTCCCAATTGAAAATCAAGACGAGTTAAAAGAAACTAAGAAAAGATTATTTGGAGATAAGGAATTTGATTTTATATTATTCTTTAACTCACGTAATATTAGAAGAAAATGTATTAGTGATTTATTAGCTGCTCATAAATTATTTTTAGATTCATTACCTAAAGAGAAAGCAGATAAAATTGCATTAATATTACATACTCAACCAATAGATCAAAATGGTACAGATTTATATGCTGTAAGAGAACTACTATTTGGTAAAAACTCAAATATTATATTCTCAGATGGTAGAATTGATACTCCTGAATTAAATAAACTATACAACATTGCTGATGTAACTGTATTACCTACTTCAAATGAAGGATGGGGATTAGCACTCACCGAAGCTATGATGGCAGGTAAAATGATTATTGCTAATGTAACAGGTGGTATGCAAGATCAAATGCGTTTTGAAGACGAAAATGGTAAATGGGTAGAATTAACTCAAGAATTTCCATCTAATCATTTTGGTAAGTATAAAAAATGTGGTAAATGGGCGGTACCTGTATTTCCAAATAATATGTCATTAGTTGGTTCACCTACTACTCCTTATATTTGGGATGATAAGCTAGACTTTAGAGAATTGGCTTTAGCCATTCAACAAGTTTATGAAATGTCTCCCGAGACTAGAAAAGAGAATGGATTAGCAGCTAGAGAATGGGTAACATCAGATGAATCAGGAATGTCATCTAGAATGATGTGTAATAATGTTATTAAAGACATTGATACAACTTTATTATCATTCAAACCAAGAAAAACTTTTGAATTTCTTAAGACAGGAGATTTGGATACCTTAGAATTAGTTCATCCTCTTATATATTAATTACTTTGGATCTTTTTTGGATCTTTATTTTTCCTTTAATATTTATTACCATATGGGACGTTTAAAAAAATACACTGACGAAGAAAAACAGGCTATTAAAAAACAGCGTGCTTATGATTATTATTGGAAAAATAAAGAACAAGAAGATGAAAAATCAAGACAACGTTATTATAGGAATTTACAAAATAACAAGCCCTAGTGGGAGAGTTTATATAGGGCAAAGTTTAAATATAGAAGTTCGACATAATTTTTATAAACTTCTTCATTGTAAATCCCAACCTTATTTATATAATTCACTTAAAAAGTATGGTTGGGGTAATCATACCTCTGAGATTTTAGAGATATGCTCTATTGGAGAATTAGATAAAAAAGAAGTATTTTATAAACAACAATTTATAAATGAATATGGTTGGGATAAAGCTTTATTTTGTGAAATGTATGATAGAGGAGGTGGACCTAAAACACAAGAAACTCGAAATAAAATGTCTAATGCTAAAAAAGGTACAAAGTTACCTCAAGAAGTTAAAAATAAAATAAGTAAATCAAATCAAGGTAAAAGGTTAACCCAAGAAACTAAACATAAAATGAGTAAATCCCGGACTGGAGGAATACGAACCCCAGAAACTCGCTCTAAAATGAGTGAAATTCGAACTAAAAATCCATATCATATAAAACCTGTAATTCAGATTAAAGGAGGAAGAGAAATAGAATTTTCTAGTCAAACTGAAGCTAGTTTAATAACAGGAATAAGTATAGGGTCTATAAGTTCTTGTTGTACGGGTAGAACTAAAAGTGCTGGTGGTTTTATTTGGAGATACAAAAATTAGTTATTATATTAAAATAAAAAAATGAAAAATACATTTGTTATAAGTTGTCCAATCGACACTATGTCAGGATATGGTGCTCGTTCAAGAGATTTAGTTAAAGCATTAATTAATTTAGATAAATATGACGTTAAAATATTACCTCAACGTTGGGGTAATACACCTCATGGTTTTATAGAGGATAATATAGAAGAATGGGGATTTTTAGTTCCTCATATATTACAAGGTCAAATGACTCAACAACCCGATATTTGGGCTCAAATCACAGTACCGAATGAATTCCAAGCAGTAGGTAAATATAATATTGGTATTACAGCTGGTATTGAAACTACAATTTGTGCCCCACAATGGATTGAAGGAATGAATAAAATGAATCTAAATTTAGTATCATCAGAACATTCTAAAAAAGTATTCCAAGATTCTAAATTCCAAAAACAAGATGAAAAAACAAAACAAGTTATTGGTAATGTAGAATTAACTTCACCTATAGAAGTATTATTTGAAGGGGTAGATATTACTAAATATTTCCAATCATCTTTAACACCTGCCTCTGAAATAGGTCAGGCTTTAGATACAATAGAAGAAGATTTTACATTTCTATTTGTTGGCCACTGGCTTCAAGGGGATTTTGGCCAAGATAGAAAAGATGTAAGTGGATTGGTTAGAGTGTTTTTAGAAACATTTAAAAATAAAAAGATTAAACCTGCTCTTATCCTAAAAACAATGTCAGGTCCTGCTAGTATTATAGATAGAGATCAAATATTAAAGAAAATAGATATTATTAAGAATTCTATCAATTCTAAAAACTTACCTAACATTTATTTATTCCATGGTGAAATATCAGATAGTGAAGTAAATGAGTTGTATAATCATTCTAAAATAAAAGCAATGATTAGTTTAACTAAAGGTGAAGGATTTGGTAGACCTTTATTAGAATTTACTCAAACTAAAAAACCTATAATTGCCTCTAACTGGAGTGGTCAAGTAGATTTCCTAAATCATGAATTCACATCATTAGTACCTGGTACTCTTAATAATATCCATCCATCAGCACAAGTTAAAGATATGTTAATTGATGGTTCACAATGGTTTACCGCTGATTATGGATTTGTAAATGGTTTATTAAAAGACTATGTTGAAAATTATAAAAAATATCAAGAAAAAGGTAAACGATTAAGTTTTTATTGTAAAACTAATTTCTCATTTGATAAAATGCAAGAAAAATTAGGTTCAATATTAACTGAAAAAGTACCTGAATTTCCAAAACAAGTTTCTTTAGTACTTCCTAAACTTAAACGTGTAGAACTTCCCAAATTAAAAAAAATAGAATAAAATGAAAGATCAATTAAGTATATGCCCACGATGTGGAAGTGACGCTTGTTACATAACACCTGTAAATGAGGCTAAAAACAATTACTATTGTTTTGGTTGTGGGTTTCAAACAAATGATTTAATGGTTGAAGGAGAATTTGACTTTGAATCATATGAAGAGACATTACCTGAACTTTATAAAGACATCAAATCCGTAGATGATAAAAAACGTGTTTGGTATCCAATAACTATTAATATTCAGGAAAAAGGAACGGTATTTGCCAACGGTACTCATAAAGATAACTGGCAGTGGAGTGGAATATTAGCTGTTGAAGTAAACGATGAAGAAAAAGGTAAATTTAAAATACCTGGTACTGAAGAATTTTATACTCATAAAACTGATATAAAAACTTTAAAAAGTTACCCACAAAATGATTTTATTGAGGCCTTAGATTACATAGGATTCTTTAACAAACAATAATATGAAAATAAGTTATGCTATTCCTGTTTGTAATGAACATGAAGAATTAATGAGATTACTAAGCATCCTTGTCACTAATAAAAGAGATGAGGATGAAATAGTAGTTCAATGTGATCAGGGTAATACTACACCTGAGGTATATCAAGTATTAGATCAATTCTATAATAGAGTAAATGTTATAGAATTTCCACTTAAAGGTAATTTCTCTAATTTCAAAAATAATTTAAAACAAAATTGTGTTGGAGAATGGATTTTTCAAATTGATGCTGATGAATATTTAACTGAAAATTTTATACAAAATCTTCATTTAATACTTCAAGACAACCCAACCACAGATGTATTTTTACTACCTAGAATTAATACAGTAGAAGGATTAACTCAAGAACATATTCAAAGATGGGGATGGAATGTAAATGAAAAAGGATGGGTTAACTTCCCAGATTTACAACCTAGAATACTTCAAAATTCACCTAAAATAAATTGGGGTAATAAAGTACATGAAGTGTTAATGGGTCATAGTACTTGGGCTACTCTACCTTTAGAAGAAGATTATTGTTTATATCACCCTAAACAGATAGATAGACAAGAACGTCAAAATAATTTATATAATTTATTATGAAAATAACTTTTATATACGCTTATGATGGAGAACAATGGTCTACCCCTATAGCCTTAATAAATGAGTTTAAAAGGTTAAATTGGGAAACTGAAATTATTTCAATAGGTTCTAACCGAACTGGTTATTATCATGATAATGATCTTAAAAAGTGGATTGACTCTAAACCTAAAACTGATATAGTTTTATTTATGGATTGGGGTAGATTTGACTCACCTTACTTAAATAAAGATTTAGTACCTGCATTTTGGATTCAAGAAAGTGGGGATGATCCTCAAAATTTTGAAAGAAATTATCCTAAATCCAATCGTTTTCATTTAACAATAACACCTGATCATGATTCATATTTAGAATATAAAAATAGAGGTATAAATGTTGAATGGGTTAATCATTTTGCTGATACTAATATTCAATACCCAATGGAGATTAATCCCGAGTACATAGCAGTTACTACTAGAGGTAAAGGTGGATCTCAATTTTTAGATCAATTAACAGACTGGTCTGAAGGTTCTATAGGTAATCAAAATGGTTTAGAAGGTGAAAAACACACTGAATTCTTAAATAAAGGGTTAATGATCATCCAAAATAGTAGATGGGGAGAAATTACTCGTCGTATTTTTGAAGGAATGGCTTGTGGTAAATTAATAATCACTGATAGATTAGCTGATAGTAAGAAGTTACATGAACTATTCATTGATGGGCAAGATATAATCTATTATGATGATATGATAGATTGTATTAACAAAATCAATCACTACGCCGAGCATCAAGACGAGAGAGAAACTATAGCTCAATCAGGTATGAAAAAAATACTAGAAAATTATACTCAAGTTCAAGTTGTAAATAAATTAATAGAAAAATGGAAAAATTACCACTTAGTATAGGAATATTATCTTGGAACTCAGGCCAAACCTTAGTAAATACACTTGCTACATACTATGAAAATGGGCTATTTGATATAGTAAATGATTATAAAATATTATTTCAAGAAATATCAGAACAGGATAAACAAATAGCAGATTATTTTTCAGTTCCTTATATAGGTTTAAATAATAATATAGGAATAGGTAAAGCTTTTATCCAATTAACTGAACAAGCTCAAACAGATAATATTCTAATTTTAGAACATGATTGGCAGTTAATAGAAAATTTAGAGACTGCTCACTCTAGATTAAGTAGTGGAATACAACTATTAGAAAATGGATTTAAATGTATTAGATATAGACATCGTAACCAACCAGGTAATCCTCATTTTTCATTTAGAAATATAGGTAAAGAATTAGATTATTATGATCCTGAAATAGAATGTACTTCACCTCACTTACTTGATTCCCTACATTGGTTAAACCCAGCAGAAAGTTTTCCTGATAAGATACAACAAGATGGAGAGTATTTTATTTCAACTAGTAGATGGGGCAATTGGACTAACAATCCATGTTTATATAAAAAAAATTTTTATTTAGATATAGTAAAACCATTTGCAGGGGATGGGATAGCTTTAGAAGGGAATATTAGTAGATGGTGGGCACAACAAAATTATAAAGTAGCTCATGGTGAGGGATTATTCAAACATGTAGATTTAGTAAAATATGGACAATAAAAAAATAGCATTATGTATATCAGGAAAGTCAAGAAGTTCTATGTTTTGTTTTCCTTATATCTATGATGCGTTTATAAATAATAATTATAATGTTGATGTTTTCATCCATACTTGGGATGAGTGTAGGGTTATAGATTTATATAATCCTAAAAAATTAGAAATTGAAAATGAACAAGAAGTTTTAAATTCTATAATTCCTCAATTAAATTTAGAAAATATTAAAATAGAAGGAAATATTGGTAATAATATATTAATGTATTATTCTATTAAAAAGTGTTTTAATTTGATAGATGATACTTATGATATTGTAATTAGAAGTAGATTTGATTTATTATTACAACCCAAATTTGATATAATTCCAATAATAACTGATTTAAATTTAAAAAAATATGACATTTATATTCCAAATGAATCCTTCAATATGGGTGGATATAATGATCAAGTAGCAATAGGGACCTATAATTCTATGAAAAGTTATTCAGATACTATTTTAAATTTAAATGAATTTGCAAATAAGTTAAGAAGATGGCATCCTGAAACTTTTCTAAAGAAACAATTAGATGATAATAATATAAAAGTAAATCAAACTGATTTAGATTATAGATTAGTTAGAAATGTCTCTGCCACCACACATTGGCCAGAAAATCCTTATAAATTCTTAAACTTATGATAAAATTAATAATATTTGATTTAGATGGAGTTTTAGTAGAGGCTAAAAATATTCATTTTGAAGCTTTAAATGAAGCATTAGGTTTTAAATACCAAATATCTTGGAACGAACATTTAAGTAAATATGATGGATTAAAAACTAACCAGAAACTTGAAATGTTAACTCAAGATAAAGGATTACCTACAAACTTATATACGCAAGTTTGGGATGAAAAACAACGATTAACTTTATATAAATTAAAAAATTTAAAACCTGATACTCAATTGATGGTTTGTATGGATTTATTAGTACAACAAGGCTATAAATTAGCAGTATGTTCAAATAGTATACGTAAAACTGTATTAACAGTATTATCTAAATTAAATATAATTGAAAATTTTGATTTAATACTATCTAATGAGGATGTAAAGAATAGTAAACCTCACCCTGAAATCTATTGGAAAGCTATATCACAAATGGGTTTTTTACCTGAGGAAACTCTTATTGTTGAGGATTCACCTTATGGTTTACTAGCCGCAAGTCGAAGTAAAGCTTCTGTAATGAGAGTTGGATCCCCAAAAGATATTTCATATAATAATATCTATAAATACTTAAACCAAGAAAAAATGAATTTAACACCTAAATGGAAAGATGATAAATTAAATGTTTTAATTCCTATGGCGGGAGCTGGTTCACGATTTGAACAAGCAGGTTACACTTTTCCTAAACCACTTATTGAAGTGAAAGGTAAACCTATGATTCAGGTTGTAGTTGAAAACTTAAACCTAGAAGCTAATTACATTTACGTTGTACAGAAAGCTCATAGAGAAAAATATAATTTAGATGCTTTACTTAACCTAATAACCCCAGGTTGTAAGATAGTAGAAACCAATGGGTTAACAGAAGGAGCTGCATGTACTGCTTTACTAGCTAAAGAGTATATTGATAACAATGCTCCACTATTCTTTGCTAATTCAGATCAATTTGTAGAATGGGACTCAAATGAGTTTATGTACAAGATGAACGAAACAAATGCTGATGGAGGTATAGTTACATTTACTGCAACACATCCTAAATGGTCTTTTGCTAAAGTAGATGATAATGGATTAGTAACTGAAGTTGCTGAAAAGAATCCAATATCGGATATTGCAACAGTTGGATACTACTACTGGAAGAATGGTTCGGATTTTGTAAAATATGCTGAACAGATGATCGAAAAAGATATCAGAATTAATAATGAATTCTATGTATGCCCTGTATTTAATCAAGCAATTGAAGATTGTAAACAAATTAGAACCTTTAACACAGCTGGTATGTGGGGACTAGGAACACCAGAGGATTTGAAGTACTATTTAGAAAATTACAAATGATATTAATTTCACATAGAGGAAATATAAATGGTAAAAATACCGAAAGAGAAAACCATCCAGAGTATATCGATGAAGCAATAGCACTGGGTTATGATGTAGAGATTGATTTATGGGTTACAGATGATCTTTATTTAGGCCATGATAAACCCCAATATAAAGTTTCAACTAAATGGTTGGAACAAAGGTTATATAAATTATGGATTCATTGTAAAAATATTCCTGCATTAGAATATACTCACTGGTTCACTGATAGAGAAGATTTAAATTATTTTTGGCATGAAGAAGATACATTAACATTAACTAGCCAAAATTATATTTGGGTCTATCCTGGAAAACAACCTATAAAAAATTCAATAGCAGTTATGCCTGAAATTAATAACGATAATATTACACAATGTATAGGGATTTGTAGTGATTATATAGGAAATTATTAATTTATTAAAAATTATATGAATATAGCTTTATGTTTTTACGGTCAACCAAGATTTTATGGTATAACATTTAATAATTATTTTAATCATATATTAGAAAAATACAACCCCGATGTTTTTATACACACTTGGTGGTCAAAGAATATGGTGGGTAGTTTATACCCATGTGCACCTTGGGCAATTGCAGCTTTATCTGAAGAAGATAGGATAGTTAAAAATAATGTTATAGATGATTTAATTAAATTTTATAATCCTAAAAAAATTAAATATGATGATTATAATTTAGTAAATATAAAACATCATAAACCAAACTATTATCAATATTATACACAATATGCTGTAAAAGAATTACTAACTCAATATGAATTAGAAAAGGAAATTGAATATGATTTAGTAATTAGGGCTAGATTTGATTTATTAATAAGACAAAATATCCCTTATCAAATTGATAACAATTTATGGATATCTAATTCATGCCCCCATCATGATAAATATAATGATTTATTTACATTTAGTAATTCTAAAAATTATAAAAAAATATCAGATGCTTATTTAAATTTAGAAGAATTTGAATCAGAATATGATGCTAAATATACCAATAAAGGTAATGCTGAATGGCCATTTACAAAACAAATACTAAAAGAAAATATTCCTATTAGATTATTTGAAGCAGAGTATAACACATTTGACATTTGTAGAACAGAGACAGCAAATTTATATAGATAAAAGATTAATATGAAAGATATAGTATTAGGTTGTATAACAAATTATACTTTTGATAAAATAGAAGTATTTGTTAATTCATTAGAAAAATCTGGTTTTGATGGGTATAAAATAATGATTGTTTATAATGTACCATTTTCTACTGTTGAAGAGTTATCTAAAAGAGATTGGATAATAGTAGGGTTTAATCATGATGAAGTTAATCAAAAATATACTTATAAAGATGATTTTAGAATAATGTGTGACAGACAGTTACATTATTATCAAGCTTTACAATCATTAAATGATGAATATGGTGATTTAAGATATGTAATTGCTGCTGACCCAAAAGATGTAATTTTTCAACAGAATCCATCTAAATGGATTGAAGATAATATAGGGGATAAAAAAATAATCGTTGGAAGTGAGAGTTTAAAATATAAAGACGAACAATGGGGTAAAACTAACCTAATTGAAAGTTTTGGAGATTTTACTTATGATCGTTGTAAAGATAATTTAATTTATAATTGTGGTACAGTCAGTGGTGAATGGAAGACTATGAGTGAGTTATTTTTAAACATATATTTGATGTGTGTTGGAAGTCCAAATAGTACACCTGACCAAGCAGCATTAAATACTTTATTATCTTTAGATGTTTATAAAAATGTTACAAGATTTACTCAATCTGAAGAGGCTTGGGCATGCCAAGCTGGTACAACTGTTGATGATAAAGTAGTATCAATTAATAAAGATAATCTAACTGAACCTCAACCTTACTTAGATGGGGATGTAGTTAAAACAAGTACAGGTATTCCATTTACATTAATTCACCAATATGATAGAATTCCTAAGTGGAAATCTATTTTAGAAACTAAATATAGATAATTATGATTGTAGGTCGTGGTGACATAGCGTCAATTTTAAATGATAGAGAAGGAGCTATATTCTTTGTTTCAGGGGTATCAAATAGTTTAGAAAAACGTGAATCTGAATATGAACGAGAATATAAATTATTAAGTGAACAAGATAAGACTAAATGTATATTTTATATTAGTTCAATAACTATTGACAATAAAGAGAAATTTGAAATAAGTAGATATCTACAACATAAAAAACAAATGGAAGATTATATTAAAAATAGTTTTAAAAATTATAATATTATCAGAATTGGTAATATTGCGTGGGGTAATAATCCTAATACATTTTTAAATTATATTAAAAGTAAAGTAAAAAATAATGAGTCATTCTTTATATCAGATGAATATAAATTTATGATTAGTGAAAAACAATTACTATCCTTAACTAATAATCTTCCAATCGATTCTCAAAACCAAATAAGTGTATTTGGGCAAATGGTAAAAGTAAAAGATCTGATATGATTGAGATAGTAATTTGGATATCACCTTGTGATTTAGATGACTTAGAAAAAACTTTAAATAGATTAAATATTAGCCAAGAATTCTTATCTCAACATCAAAAATCCTGTATAAAATTTAGTATAGCTTTAGGAGTATCTGATGAGATAATTAATTGGGGTAAAAGTCAAGTTACAAAACATGAATGTGCTGATAGGTTTTTAAATCTTAAAACATTAACTCAATGGGCTGGAGAAAGTAATTTTATAGTAACAGACACTATTAATGGGTGTACCTCAATGCGAAATAAAACTAGTAATTCTGACTCAAAATGGTTTTTATGGTTAGACACTGATATTATATTTGACCCTAAAACTCTACCTCATATGTTAAATGCTATTAAGGCTTTAGAGACTAATAATATAACAGAGTTTGTTATTACACCTGAAATAGTTAGACAATGGGATGACACCTGGGACTGTTTAGTTAATGATAATTTTATTAATAAACCTTTAGGTTACCAAGCCCAAAACAACCCACATATTGATTCTCAAATAACTCAGGAGGATTTTGAATTAATAGAGGTAAGAAATACTTCATTTGGTCAACCTTATATGAAATTTGCTGGAGGTTGGTTTACAGTTTTATCTAAAAAGTTATTAGAACTTACCCCATTCCCAGCCAACTATGGACATTATGGATTGGATGATACTTATATTATGTGGGCGGCTCAAATATTAAATAAGCCTAATATCAAACAATTCAAATTAAAAAATTTAATAGTTTGTGAAAATTACTTTGATAGAATTACTACTTATAAAGACAAAATTGAATTTATAGACAGACGTGAGGAGTATAAAAAGTATAATGAAAATCTATTTAATATAAGTTTGCAAAACTTATCAAACAATTAATATTTATACCAAAACAAAATTATGGGATTTAAACTACGTGATTTCTTTTTAAATGAAGAATTTCTTAGCGAAGAAGGTGAATTAAATTATAACGCTACATATGGGGGTGAAAACTTTAAAGTTGTGGTTGATGTAAATAAAAACCCAACTAAAAAGGGTATTAAAGTTAAATTCTTCCCTGTTAACGAAGCAGGACAAGTATTAACTAATTTATCACCTGAAGAAGTACAAACTCTACAAAATAGTATAGCCACTACTATATCTAAAAAATTTAATGAATATGGTTTAGAATTTGATAGAGATACAGACGCACCCGACAAAAGTGCTGCTAACTTCCAAATACCATTAGACTCAGTATTTACATTTATTAGAGATAAAATACTAGGTGGAGGTGAAGAACAAGCAACAATAGGTTCTGAGGAACCAACAACAGGTTCTGAAGATGAAACAGCAGTCGCCTAATATAGTATTTCTAGAATATAGTTTAAGGGGTATATTAGATACTCTTTTTACTCCTAAAATTCAACATCTATTGTTTGAAATGGTTGTAGAAGGGATAAAAATGGCTATTAAGGGTAATAAAAAGGAATTTACTATTTGTAGTGTAAACCAACTTGAAGTAAATATAACTATACCAAAATCTGGTTTTATTACTGTTTTAAAATCATCACTAGACTATTTTATTAAAACTGAAGATTATTTAAAATGTTCTCAAATTAATGAATTAATCCAAGAAGTAGAAAATGGACAAAGAACTGAAAAACAATCTTGAAGAAGGCTTTGAAAAATTATTTAACACACCTGTTATATTAAAAAAACAAAGACAAAATAAGGCATTAAAGAAAAGAGCACTATTTCTATCTTTAATAGAACAATATGAGACTTCAATAATCAAATCATCTAGATTACAAGCCGAATTTGGTATTGATTTATTTGAATATGAAGAAACTTACTATAGTATTATAGACAAATTAATGTTATTAATGTGGGGCGAAAGTGGATATGATTTAATTACTTTCTATTTGCATGAGCGAATTGCTTTAGATGGTTCAATCAATTGTTTATTTCAAATGAATGAAGACGGAACTGAATCTGAAGTAGTGTTAAACACACCTGAGGATCTTTATAGTTACTTAATAAAAATAAATCCAAATTTTTTAAACGAAAAATAAGTTTGGCAATCTAATTTTTCTTTCGTATATTTATTTATATAACTTAAAATAATAAAAAATGAACAATAATTTTAATTTAAAACAATTCCTCGCTGAAGGAACATTATTGAAAGAAGATTTTCAAAATAAAAACATCTTAATAATTAACCATGGCTCTGATGAATTAGGAAATATGCATGGTATAACAGCTTCATCTGAAGAAGATTTTGTAAATCAATTTCAACCTATGTATAATGGAGGCCCTGAAGAGTTTATTAATGATGTAGTTTATTTAGAAATTCCTACTCAAGACCAATTAGATAAAATAGTGACTATATCTGATAAATGGACAGATGATGATGAGAAAGAAACATCCTATTTAGAATCATTATATAAAAAAGCAGTTTCTTGGGATAAAATCAAAAATATGTTTTAATTAAATTATCTTACATATAAACTAATTTGGCTCCCGTAGGGAGCCTTATTACATTACAATAAAAATTATGTTATTTATAGGAAAATATAAAATAGGTAAAAATGAAACTATCAAATCCACTCTTATAAGTGAGGGTGGATTAGATTATTTAACTAAACGTACTCGCAATAATATTACTTTACTACAATCTACAACAGGTTTTATTCCTAAAATAGTTCATATAGGAGTTAGAAATGGAGGAGACGGTACTAGAAATTCTTATTATATTGAAGGAAAAATAGATAATACTTCTATAATATTTGCAAGAAAAGAAACAGACAGCCCAATGGCTGGTACTACTAAATTATATTCACCTGAAGCCACTATTCAATTCAGTAAATGGGTTAATGATCCTGAGATTAGAAAAGCACTAAAATTATAAGTTATGGCTAGAGCCTCAAAAGTATATAGCAAAGAAGATTTACTCCGTGCTATGAAAGTTACAAAATCAATTAGGGCCGCAGCACGTTACCTCAATTGTTCATATCAACATGTTAAACCATACTTCAAATCATATCGTATAGATGATAATGATATAAACTCACCTACCCTATTTGACACTCATAAAAACCAATTAGGAAAAGGCATCCCTAAATTTTTAAAACATCATGGTAAGGAACCTGACCTACAAAAAATACTAACAGGGGAATTATACACTGAGTCATTTAGTATAGATAAATTCAAACGCCGTTTAATTCAAGAAGCAATATTAGCTGAGGAATGTACCTGCTGTGGATTCAAAGAACAACGGGTATCAGATTACAGAGTACCATTACTAATTAATTTTAAAGATTATAATAAACGTAACTGGAAACAAGATAATCTAGAATTCCTTTGCTATAACTGTTACTTCTTAACAATTGGAGATGTATTTACTAAAAAACAAGAACAAGGTATAGAAGACTATATGGACGTTCCTAAAACACAACAGGTGACATGGGAATTAGATAGTTACGCTGAGGAACATTTCAGGTCATTGGGGCTAATAGATGAAGATGATAGGGATGATGATTTTATTTCTTATAATAAGTAAATTTGGCAATTTAATTTAATTTTCATATATTTATTTATATAATTTAAAAACATGAAAATAAAACTATCAGACTTAATTGAAATCCAGGTAAGAAAGCCCGGCTCACATAGTAACCCTGAATTAGAAAAAAAAGTAAAACAAGCATTAGAACAAAGTGGTTTTGATGAGTATGCTGGTGATCCTTATTGGGAAGGTGTTGATAAAATAGTTCGTAGCCCAAAAGTTCTTAAATCTATTACTGACAGATATGAAGAAGCGTTAAGTGAATTTGATGAGGAGGATAGGGAAAGTGAAATGGAAGATGAGTTTGCTTTAGGAGATATTATAGATTTAGAAGTAATGAGTTTTTTCTGGCCTACATTTTTCTATAACCTAGACCAAAATGGGATAACTTATGATTTTGATAATGGGATGTTTATAGATGAAGAAGATAATGAATTAGATCCATCAGAAGTTTTTGACTTTTTAGATTATAGTAGTGATATTGGTGAGAATATTATGTTAAACTGGGAGGATTGGCTTGAAGGGGATATGGATGATAGTGATATTTAAACTAAAACTTTTTAGATAAAACGTTTGGCTCCCATAGGGAGCCTTCGTATATTAAGGTATAAAATAAGAGTTATGGCAAAAGGTAGACCAATTGAAAATGATACTGTTATTAAAGTTTATACTCAAGAGTTTAAAGACCATACAGGTGAAACGTTTACTTGGGAATGGGATAAAAATATTAATCCAAATGGTCCATTAAGTGTTACTATTAAGGATCCACAATGGAGTACTTTTGATAAAAAAGAAAAACAACTACAAACTCTATTAAATAAGTATGAATCGAATGGTAAAGAACGTAAACAACGTATTACTAAAGCAGATAAGTTAGAAATTGAACAATTGGAAAGCGAAATAAATGAAATATGGTATGGTTACTTTCCTGAAGACAGACCTAAAATAAGAAAACAACGAACCCTTAAAATCAAATAATGAAAGCTAAAACAATGTCCTTAAAAGATTTAGATGATTTAATTAGGTTTACAGAACATAACCCCGAAGTTATACACATCCAGACTTACAAAATGTTAAACCAAGAATGGAAAAAGAGTAAAACGTTCTCATTAATAGATTTATTTATTATTGAATTGACAGATGATGAAGAATTAAATGAAGTAATATTAACTGTTCAACCTGATGAATGGGATAAAGCCTTACAATTAGGATTAGAATATTTTGAAATAGTGGAGAACTATGAAATGTGCTCTAAAGTACATACATTATTAGAAACAATTAAAACCAAATAAAATTATGGCTTATTTTTTAGCAAGTGTAGAAATCGTTGATATGAACGATAAAGGTAAACAAACCAAAACAAGAGAACAATATCTAGTGGACGCAGTAAGTGTTACAGATGCAGAAGTAAAAGTTACAAAAATGTTTGAAGACGAAGGTATGTCAACAGACTTTCAAGTAAAAAGTGTTAAGGAGACAAAAATATTACAAGTAATAGAATAAATTATACCCTGCCCCTTAATACTTCTATCCGTATATATGAAACAGCTATTCAAACATGGTGATCTATTATATTTAATTAATAGAGTAATGCCATTACATCAATTTCACGATAAAACAGGTGTATTTAACAACGAAAAGATGAAGACATGGAAGCAGTGGTTAGGATGTGATCATGTATTAAAACATAATGAAATGTATTTGTTTGTAGAGACAATACCGGAACATGAGTTTGAAGAAATATAAATTTAATAAATAAAATGAAAACAGTAATAAAGTATTATACCAACAATTGTATGCCATGTAAAACCTATACACCGGCATTCCAACAAGTAGCATCACAAACCTCAGGAGTTCAATTTCAATCAATAGATGCTACTAGTGGTGATCCAAGAATATTGGAACATGGAATTAGAAACGTTCCAACTACAGTGGTGATTGATGAGAATGGAGGTATCCGTAAACAATCCGGTGTTATGAGTGCAGACCAATTAAAAGCATTCATAGGGTAATATTTATTACCATACATTTAACTTATGGCTCAATTAAAAGACTTACTACCACAAATACCTAAAGATGAATTAGCAATTCTAAGGGATCTAAATTCAAAATTAGATGAATCCAAATTAACAGAGGCAACTGCTAAAGAAGTGGCCCAAGCTGTTAAAACAATCACCCAAAATTGGAAGAATTGGAGTAAAGTAACAGTAGCAGCTATGCTTTTAATACCTAATATTGCTAATGCTTTAGAGACTTACTCACCTGAGACTTTAAATGCAATCAAAACTGAAATTTCAGGAGAAAAGGCAGCTAAGGGTGATCCAACCGCTGTTAAAACAGCAGATTTTTCTCGAACATTCGCTTCAGGGCAATCAGAAATTGTTAATAAGCAAGTTATACTAGATAAAATTGGCGATTTGAAAAAATGGATAAGTGAAAATAAAACTAAACCATTTAAAATTGTAATCACAGCTAGTGAGTCAAAGGTGCCTAATCCTGAAGGATTTAAACAAGGAGAATTAGCTCAAGCAAGAGGTGAAGCACTTAAAGCTGTAGTTGATAATTTAGGAGCAACTAGTGTTGAAATTAAACCCTTAGTAGGTGGACCTGCTTGGGACGGGAAAAATAAAGATGATATCAAATATACTAAACATCAATTTATTAAAGTAAGTATAGTAATTGATACTGAGAGTATTTGTAATATAGGTAAAATTAGTAAAGATGGGGAGCAAGGTAATTCATCTAACAATTTTAGAACATATAATGAGTATTTAAGTGGAGATGGTAACATCTTTTTACATACAGGAACTATACCTGATAGAATGATTGTATTGGATGAAAATGGTAAAATTACTCATGACACTGGGTATATAGCAACTGATAAAACTGATTCTAAAAGTGGGTATGAAGAATGGAATTATGTTCCAATTTATGTTTTAAAGTTAACTAAATTAAAATCTAACCAAACTGTGATGGGATCTAAAGTAGAGACTATTAAAATAACTTCTTATGAAGATTTAGTTAGTAAAATGCTAAAACCTGGAGCTAAACAAGAAAAAAGTGATACTGTAGATAAAGCCTTAGAGGAATTAAAATCTATGATTGATAAGGGTGTTAAGGAATTTGTCATTTATAAAGTAGGAACAGGTGATTTGAAAGTTGAGTTCATGAATAGTAAAGGTGATTCTAAAGTTCAAGTGTTCTCACCCGTGGGTAAAACAGGTTTTGATTTAACAGGACAATGTACTAGACAATAAAGAGAAGCTTGGTTTTGCCAAGCTTTTTTCGTATATTTAAGTATTATTAATTTAAAACAACAAAGGTTATGATAAGATTAAAAATATCAATTAGCAGAAGTAAATACTTTGATAATCAAAAACAATTAGCAGAGTTCTTGAATATAAAAAATAGTAGTAAGAAAGCTATAGAAACTAGAGCAAGAGTATTATCAATGGAAGTTGAATTTTAAATTAAAAGTTATGAATAAGTCTATATTGACCTTAATAGTATTACTAAGTTTAACTTGTAATGCCCAAATCAGAAACAAAGCATTTGATCTTAGATATTTCTATCACTGGGAATCCATTAATCCACAACAATTTGATATGGAAATTATCATCTATAAAGAGAATAATAAAGTACATGTGACTGAATTTAAAGCTGATCCTGATGGTAAATTAGGAGGTGGGGTATTATACTCTACAGTTTATGTTTGTAGGAATAAAAAAGGTAGAATGGCTGTTGAAATTATTAACCCTTCTACATTACAAATTATAGATAGTGAATATATTTTAACACCTGACAAAAAATTATTACGTGTAACACAAAATGATACAATAATATTTAAAAGAAGGTATTAGTAGTGGAAAAAACAGGCAATACTGAGAAGATTAAATATGATTTTAATACTGCTGCTAACTTGGAAATTTATATGCCTAATTTAAAAGATTGGTATAGAGTAACATCAAGAGAATTTCGCTCATTTAATGGAAAACGTCGTATTAATAACATTGAGTATTTAGGGACGGTATATTTGTACAACACTAATAAACGTGCTGATTTACTTAAATTTGAATTGGATAAAATGGCCGGTTATAGTTGGGTTAGTAAAAAAAGGCCTAATGATTATTAGGATTATTAAAATAAGATTCGTATATTTAAGTATAAAAGAAAAATAAGTATTAAATAAATAAATAAAAGTTATGGAAGTAAAAATTTATCGAGAACCCGAAAATGAAGCTCTAATTTTAGATGAAGTTCAATTAGCCGAGTATAATGACTTAGCACTTGAACTAGGATTCGCAACAACTCAAAACGTTGAAGAGCAAAATGTACCAAACGTTTATGTTAGTTTAAACAATGCTATGGAGAAACAACTTAAAGCGGTTTGTCCTATGAAAGTAGATGCTGAACAATATACTAAATCAACTATACCGTTAGAGGTATTGAAAGTATATAAATTCGCTAAAGACAATAAAATGTTTGATGGTTTTCATATTTGGTATAATGATGTTGATCCTGATCCTATATTGATAGGTTGGAATTGGAGATCAGAAAGTGATAAAGAAAAGAATTATACTTGGTGTATTAATAGATTTCTAATTGCTAGATGGGGTGATTGCGCTTTAGAATTACCTGAGTTACTTGAATTAGGCTTTAATAAAATGAAGCAAGAGTTAACGGATAAAGCTCAATCAGCGATTGATAAATGTAATTCGGTTATAACCAACCCTGATTTGCATGTTAGAAAAATATTATCCAATACCATGGATAGTGATATCAGCTTAAATATAAATTCATCAGGAACAATTTATTAATAATTATAAAATGGAAAAATTAGGAATAGTATTATCAGCATTAGCATTAGTTGCAGTTGTAGCAATTATCTTGGCTTGGCCAACACAATGGCTTTGGAATAATTCTCTAGTAGGAGCAGTAGATGGAGTACATCTAATAGGATTTTGGCAAGCATTGGGAATTAACCTCTTGTTTGGAATATTATTTAAAAATTCAAACAGTAAATAAAAATATGACAGGAAATTATTATCAAGTAGTATTAAAGACAGGGAAAACTCATCCATCACTTTATGTTAGCATTCAAACTGCCATTAAAAAGGTAGGAGCAGAAAATATAAAACAAATTAAGGAGATTAGAAAGGAGTTAGTGGATACTAAATATACTGAGATTTTAGGAGTAGTAAATACAGATTAGTTTGGTTTATAAATTTTAAATTCGTATATTTAAGTATTAATAATTAAAAATAAAGGTTATGAAAGAAAATGAAAAATCATTAGCATCTAAAGAATATCAAATTTGGTGGGAAGCGAACGCTGAGAGAATATTAGCTCAAGATAGACTTAACCATGATATGAATTACAAATCAGCATTAGCTAAACATTTAAAACAATAAAGGTTATGATAAAAGTGTTTCCAACGTTATATAAACGTTCCAATAGTAAAGAACATATTAATCAATGGCAAATTGAAGTTGAGGGTGACAGTTTTAGAACCACAACAGGATTTGTTAATATGAAACAATTTACTGGTGACTGGACAAGATGTGAGCCTAAAAATGTAGGTAAAAAGAATGCTACTACAACTGATGAGCAAGCATTGTTTGAAGCTAATGCTATGTTTACAAAACGTAAAGATTTAGGTTATTGGGAAGATATTAATGATTGTGATAAGAAGGTGTTTTTCGCACCAATGTTAGCACAAGATTATGATAAACGTAAAGATAAGGTTAAATTTCCAATCCTATCACAACCTAAATTAGATGGTATTAGATGTGTAGTCAAATCTGATGGGATGTGGACTAGAAATGGTAAAGAGATTATATCTGCCCCACATGTATATGAAAATTTAAAACATATATTTGATAATCAACCCGACCTAGTATTAGACGGTGAATTATATACTTCAAATAGGGACGTTGATTTTAACACTATTATTTCATGTGTTAGAAAAACTAAACCAACACAAGCTGATTTAGATTTGTCTGCTCAATATATTGAGTATTGGATGTACGACATAGTGAATGATAATGATCAAGGGTATGAAGGGAGATATGAAGATTTACTTGAATTAAAACGAGAATTTAATTTAGATCCATTTATTTATAAAGTAATTTCAACTTACGAATTACCTGATGCAAAACATGTAGATGAACAATTAAGTTATTACATTGAACAGGGATTTGAAGGTCAAATATTAAGAGATTCAAATTCGTTATATGAAAATAAACGTTCCAATGGTTTATTAAAACATAAAATGTTCCATGATGATGAGTTCAAAATACTATCAGTTAATGAAGGAGTAGGTAAGTTTGCTAACAAAGCTGCTACTATGTCATTTCAAACACCAGAGGGAGTTAAATTTGACTCAACTATTAATGGTACAATGGAGTATTTAGAAGAGATATGGGCTATTAAAGATCAGTTATTAGGTAAGTTAGCGACTGTTAAATATTTTGAGAAAACAACTGACGGTTCATTACGATTTCCTAAAGTTATTCAAATAGATCGTTTGGATATGTAAAATAGGATTCGTATATTTAAGTATTATTAATTTAAAAATAGATAGTATGTCAAATTTTCCATCAAGGGTTAGTATTATAGAAAAGTTTATTCAAACTGAAATTGATAAAAATAATTCATCTCCTGAGTATATTGATGCCTTAAATGAATGTGAAACGTTAGAGGATTTAGTTTATGAAGTTGGTAGTTGGAAGAGTGAAAGAGTAATGGAGGGTTATTTAAGTACTGCTCATTACATTTTAATGAGTTTAGATAAAGAGTATAATTAATAAACAAATAAAGATGAGTAAAAACAGTGCAAAACAGAATTACCAATCATTAATTGAGTGGTTGCCAACTTTAAATCAACCTAAAGTAAAGAAAGAATTATCAACAACTAAATTTTCCAAAGCGGATCATTATAAACAAAACGGAGTAAAGTAATTATGAATAGAAGACAACAACTTATTAAAGAGGTAAAGGGACTAAACATTAAAACAATTAGACCTGCACATATGTGTACAACAGAGTATTTAGAATCAGTAGTGAGCATACCTGTAGAGGTAAAAGCTAGTTTCTTTAAAAGACTTTTTAATAGAAAATAGGCTTTAGGGTTTTTAATTCGTATATTTAAGTATTATTAATTAAAAAAAGAAAATGTTATGAGTTTAAAAGCGTTATCGAGAGAGGAATTAACTAAGTTAGCACCTCAAGTATTTAATCATGTTGTTAGTTCAAATTTAACTAGCAAGTATGTACATATTCCAACTGATACTATAGTTGATGATATGGAAGCATTAGGATGGTTACCATATGATGTTAAAACAGTTAAAACTAGGAAGAAAACGTCCGCAACTGCAAAACATTTAATTCAGTTTTTTAATCCTGAAATTGTAATTAACAATGAGGAAGGTAAAGCTGATATGTATCCAAGTTTATTATTAATCAACTCACATGATGGTTCAACAGCGGTTAGGTTTGAAATGGGAGTATTTAGAATTGTTTGTGAAAATGGGTTAGTTATTAAATCTGAAGACTTTGGAGGGTTTAAAATGAGACATATGGGTTACTCATTTGAGGATTTACGCAATTATATTGGCGAGTTAGTGAACACACTACCAACAATGGTGGAAAATCTTAACAAATTCTCACAAGTTGAAATGACACCTGAACAGCAATATGAATTTGCTATTAAAGCTGTTGAAGCTAGATTTGGGGAAGAAAAACAAATACCTGATGAGGAAATTAAAAACTTATTAATAGCTGAACGAAGAGAAGACATCGGTAACTCAGTTTGGGTTGTGTTAAATAGAGTTCAGGAAAAATTAACAAGTGGTGGGTTTGGTTACTTAAATGCTAAAGGTAAACCAAGAAAAGCAAGAGCTGTTAAAAACTTCACACAGGATGTGAGCATGAATCAAAAGTTATGGGCAATTGCTGAAGAGTATGTTGCAGTATAATAGGTTTTAATTAAGGTACTAGGCTCCCATAAGGAGCCTTCGTATATTTATTTTAAAATAATTAATATATGAAAATGAAAGTAGTGCAATTCACAATGCAAGAAATTTGGGCCGCGTCACGACATACTGTTCAAAAGAATAAAAAGAAGTATGATCGTAAAGAAAAACACAATAAAAAGGACTCTAATAAGGGTCCTTATTTAGTTTGTTAGGCTTATAAAAATAAATTTCGTATATTTAAGTATAATTAATAAATAGAATGTTATGAAAACAGCTCAAATGAATGAGTCACAATATGTTGAGGAAAGAATCAATCAAGCTATAGGTATTTTAAAAAATCTAACTTGGAATGATAATTGTGTTGATGGAGAAACAATGCAATATATACTTGAACAAGTAGGAATGCAAGACCAAATGTTAAGACAATTAATGATGTCTCAACCGATAGATGAGGTTAGGTACATATTTGATGAGAGAGAAGAATTAGAAGACGATAAGGTTAATTATTGTGGGGCATGTGGTAGTGATGCTTCCAATTGTGATAGTTGTTAATTTAAAAGTAGATAAGTTATGAGTAGAGTAGCAGTTAAATATAAGGACAGATCTGATATTACCATTTATAAAATTGTTTGTTTCAAGAATGGTAAGAATGAAATCTTAATAGATAATGTAAAGGAATTTCTTAAAAATCCTAACATTGAATCATATGAGATGATTGAGATTAAATCTCGAACTGGTAATAGTGAAGGTGGAGGTAAAAATTATGAATCCAAATACGAAAAGGAAAGTAATAAATTGCCTAAAGCAATCGCTAAAGAGGTAATTCAAGTAGCTACCTCATTAAAGGGTTGTACTAAAGATACTATTGATCGATGGAATACTCATTTAGACTTTGATTTGAATGAGAAACTTAATGGTAAATACGGGTTTACAGGCGCTAAAAGGTTATATAATATATTTGGTTTATAAATTTTAAATTCGTATATTTAAGTATTAATAATTAAAAATAATAAAAGTTATGAAAAAATTCTTTAGTAATACTAAATTCTTTTTAATCTGGGTAGTGAATAGTTTATATGCGCTAAGATTAGATACTCCTATCTCTTTACCAGTTGTGGTAACTATTTTATGTACTTGGTTTGTATTTTTAACTTATATCTTAATTTTGTAATGAAAACACTACTAGCCATACTAACAATCTCTTTATGTATAGGATGCTCCTCAGCAAAACCTACCACAAATAAGGTGCAACAGAAAGCTACTAAGATGACCACTAATAAACCTCAGTATACTATTGTCAATAATCAAATAATAATATTTGAAAATAATTAATGTATTTGGCTTATAAATTTTAAATTCGTATATTTAAGTATAATTTAAAAAAATAAAGGTTATGATGAGAATTCAAGTATTAGAAGAACAAAAACAAGTCTTCGTAGATCAAAAAAATGAATTAGAAGAAGCTAGATCTGATATCTATGTAAGAAAGGAACAAGCAATGAGTGATGCTTTACTTCCTCTTTTTGAAGGGTTCCACCCAGACGCTTACATTGAGGTAACAAGAGGGTCTATTTATTTTAAAATGGACCATCCCGAATTGAGTTACAGGAAAGAATTATTTACTCTTTATTTAAGAGAAAGATATTTTGAGGAAGGACAACGTTATAATGGGGTTGATTTATCTTATTATACAACTTCAACAAAAGGAGATGATGAATGGGAATTAAAGAGATTGAGAATATTAGGTGATGCAGCTGAGGTTGTATTGAAAGATCAACATCACATAATTGACACTGCTAATTACACTTCAAATCTTTTTAAAGATGAATTCAAAAGGAGTTATGATCAAATGAACCTAATAAATAAAGGTATTGGAGAATTAACTGACCGAATAAATGTACTCAAATCAGAAGCAACATTAACACAATTATTATCTGAAGATGGAGTATTATTTGACATACCACAACATATAGAATTAAAACGTACTTACTGCCCAAAACTAAATAAAATCAGAATAATTGAAGTTAAAGGTAAAACATGTACAGTTGAGATTGAAATGGGTAGTGGTTATAAAACAACTGAGACAAGAGTGAATATTGAAAGTTTAGTTAGTCAAGTTAAACGTTATAATATATTGTAATTGAATTGGGGTCTATTTAATAGACCCCTTATTTGGTTTATTGAATAATAATTCGTATATTTAAGTATAATTTAAAAATATAATGTTATGATGAATGTAGCTTATTTTATTGACCAAGCCGAAGCTAGTACACAACAGAAATTTAATAATGATTGGAATGACATCATTATTTATCGTGATGATAGTTCAACAAACCTAATAACTGAGAATATGAAGCATCTCACCTTAAATTGGAAAGATGGAAAATATATTAATTATAGTATTGGCTTATAAAATTAAATTTCGTATATTTAAGTATAATTTAAAAAAATAAAGGTTATGAAAAAAACAAATCAAAATACAAATGGAACTTCATTCCAAGATGTAACATTTAAAGCAAGTATTCAACAGTTAATTAATGTATTTGGAGAACCTGATTATGAAGATAATACAGGTAATGATAAAACTAATTTTGAATGGGTTATGGAGACTGATGATGAAAAAGTATTCATGATATATGATTGGAAAGAGTATAGAGAATTAGACCCAAATGAACAAATAGAATGGCATATTGGTTCACATTCAAGAGGAATTTCAGGTGAGGCTCAATATGAAGTGATTAGAGAACTTGGTAATTATGTTGACTAAAGCAGAAATAGCTAGACTAATCAGTTTAAAAGTAAATGCATCTAAGGGTGAATTAGTACAATTCTTTCACTCAACTTTTTATAAAGAGAGGTTGAGTGAAAAGGAGTATGTAGATGATTTCTTATCATTCCAAACTGAACTCAATACCTATTTAGAACATAATAAAGATTGGAGTATAAATGATACATTCCTAAAAGATAAACCATTTACTACCTCTAAAATACCTGTTAAGGTATTAAAACAAATGCAACAGAATTATGAAGAAGCACAGGCCTATATAGACCAAATAATAAGAGAAATAAATGATTAGGCTTATTAAATAAGATTTCGTATATTTAAATATTATTAATTTAAAAATAGAAAAAATGGCAACAAAAAGCACAATTAATTACAAGGGATTTGAGTTTGATTATGAATACAATTTTTCAGCAGGTGCGAAAGCAACTTGGGAAGATCCAGAAGAATATGATGAATGGGAAATTTATAATATTACTCTAAACGGTATAGACGCAGAAGACCTTATTGAAGATATGCGAGAAGATTTTGAGCAAGAAGTTATTGATCATCTAACCAACAATTAAAATGGAGACAACTAAACCCATTTGGAGTAAAATAGGCACAGAAAAGGAACCTGATGTTTATAAAAATATTAAAGATGAAGACATAGATATTTTAATTAAGGATTTTGACTTAATTGGGGATGAGTTTGATTATGAATTAGGTTACGATGATGAATATTAATTTGGCTTATTAAAATAAGATTCGTATATTTAAGTATAATTTAAAAAAATAATTATGGAAATAGAAGATTTAATAGGTAAAGACATTCACCATAAAGACAACCCAGATTTAATTTACACTATCGCTGATTGTATTGAAGGAAGATGTAGAATAGTATGGAACTCAACTGATGATGTTTATTACAGAGATTCAGAGATTGTTAACTACATTGAAAGAGGAATTTGGATATTAATTAATTAATTGTTATGAAAAATTTAGATTATGATTTAATTGATAATGTAGTATTTGGTGGAGTTGATCCGGATGATTATCCTGATTTTTGTGACGCGTATATTGAAAGTGCTGATTATAATGGAGTGGAAATGACTGAAGCTCAATTAGAACTATTAGATATAGGTTATTGGCATGATGATATTATACAATCTTGTTTTTAAAATAATTGTTACATATTCTCTTGCATTTTTGAAATGCGTTTACTGTGAAGCTTAAGTTGGCTAAAGCGCACGGTGCCGAAAGGGGCCGAGAGGACGTTGGTTCGAGTCCAACCACAGTATCAAATCACCGGTCACTGTAAATGGCTCCACAGTGCGATGCATAGCATGGAA